AGCTGTTCTAGTATCTTCTAGTACAGTTGAGATTACACCATTGTTTAATTGGTCATATTCAAAAATATAACTACTTCCGTTATTTGTAGCAACAAACCAATATATCTTTTCTTGACCTTCATCTGAACAACTACCGATAGTCTCAGCATCATTAGGTAATGTAATGTTTGATAATTTGTCCAATCCAAATGAATTTTGAACACTTCCAACCTGAGAACCCTCAGAGTTAGATACCAATACGTTAAATGCGTCTATATATTCTCCTTCAGGTATTAAACGGACATCATAGTCCTTGTTCATTTTACCTTGTACGAAATTCTTTTTTAATTCACTCATATACTTTATTTAATCCAATTTGTTTGACCACGAAGAGATTGTAATATTTCATCATAACGAATATTCATCATTCTAATCTTGGTATTATTTCTAATCGCTTTAAATTCTGTTTTAGCTCTTTGAACTACATATTCTTGGACACCAAATTTATTAGTAAGTATCTCATATTTTATATATTGATATAAGAACTTCTCGCATAATTTATTAACTCTAATCTCATCTTCTGCTAAATCAGATAAACCATCAGATATATATTCCATAACGATTGTTTTTCCAACTACATCACTACTAAATCTTATTACACCTGAGTTTTTGTCTATAACGTATTTACCATTTTGATTAGCTGTCTTTCCATCAATACCAAATCTACTTCCGTATTGATATAAACTACCACTATCATTTAAGTTATTTGATTTTGGATTTGCACTATTAATTTGACTTAAAGCAGTACCTTCTAAAGCATCTCCATTTTGGTCAAACAATATGTTGTAATTATTATCTTGTAAGTATGCTACAGCTATTGTTGTTTGATTATTTATAACCATTGGTCTTAAATTACCATCGTCATCTACCCAACTAATTCTAACATAATTAACGTAGTCTTTAGGAAGAACCATTGTTAAGTTATCAGGCATATCAAGCTCTAATGCTTTAACTTCTCTAGCTACATCGTAGTTTAATTCTTGTAAACCTCTTTTAGCGTGAAATACAACTTCGTATCTTTTACAGTCACTTATAACTTTGTCGTCACCAACATACATTAAGTAAAACTTATTTATAATATCTTTTAATAGTACATACTGATAATCACCCCAATTTTCTTCTCTTGGAGAGTTACCTGAATTTTCGTAGTATTGATAATCTGTTAAAAAATTAGACATATATTATTTATATTATTGTTGTTGTTGTTGATTGTCTTGAGTCTCGTAAGCTATAGCAGCTTGAACTACATCAGCCTCTCTTATGTTTAATCCAGCGTATTTTAATATTTTAATTATAATTTCAAACTTATCATCAAAACCAATCTCTAAATCTTGGTATCCTGGAAGTGAAGAGTTAAATATAGGATTATCATTAACTATTGTATAAGTCCAGTTAGGGTCTTTAGGTGTTCTAAAATATGTTAATTTAACACCACTTACAATAGTACTTGGGAACACTTTATAAGTAGGTCCGTATTTAATGTATGTAGGATAAAAAACACTGTTACCTGACAAGTCATCTTGTAAATGATAGCTTAATTTATCTCTATCTAATAATTCTACCTCTCTATCATTGTAAGTTAAATTAATAGTGGTATACATATCAGTAGGCTGATTAAATACTCCATTAACTGAATCATAAGTTAAAGTTGTTGGTTGACTTATGAATACATCCATATTCTCCCTTGTCTTTCTAAGTATTTGTTTATCGTTAACTCTACCTACTCTAGACACAGAAGCTTTGTTGTAATCGTAGAAATATCCATCTACAATTTCTTGTTGCGCTTGTTTTGCAAAACTATTAAACTGCAAAGGAGTTATATAACCACGACTTTCTTTATTAAGAATAAATCTAGTTATGTTATAAATGTCATTTATCATTTTTACGTATTTTGTGCAAAGTTACAAAAAAAAAGCACCCCCATTTAGAGAGTGCTTGTAAACAAAAATGTTTATTTTTTTTTATAGTTTATTTGAAATATTTGCTAACACATCCATACCTTCATCAGTCATAAAGAATGCAGCTAATGCACTATATACATTTTCTCCAAATGGAACTGTAATTACTTTAGGACCTTTATTTCCAAATGATACATTTCTTCCGTCATTACTGATTTCAAGAATACCCATATCAACAGCTCTAATTGCGATGTTTCTTAATTTTAAAGATTCATCATTAACTAAGCTCATTAATTCTTTTGGGTTGTTTCTAGCGAATAATAACATATCTCTTCTAATCTCAGAAGATGTCATTCTATCTACTTTGCTTTTTAATACCACTCTAGCTATTGCCTCTAAATCTTCAATAGGCATTTCTTTAACTGAAATCTGAGCATCTAATTGAATTGCCATAGCATCATATTCTTCACTTGCTACTTCTTCAGCATCAAATTCATAGTACTTAACATTTCTTGCTGGGTGATAAAATGAAAGAAATTTTTGTAACTCTACATTTTCTTTAGATACCAATAACTTCCCTTCCTCAAAAATAATAGGAGGACAGATAGCATATCCATCTTGCTCATCTAAAAATGGTGAAGATTGATTATCACTCCATCTTAAAGCTCTATTGCTTTTTCCGTCAAAATATAAAAGTGGTTTGTTTTGAGTATGTTTTGTTTGTAACATAAAAGTAACTGGTGTTTCGTTACCTTTTAAAAGATATAATCTATCCTTAATCTCAAATTCATTAATTGATGGTTTAGAAACCACCTCTGGTTTTTTTGTTTGCTGTTTAGTAGCCATATTAAATTAAATTTTAAATTCTTTGCAAAATTACACAAAATAATTATATGGTTTTTAAACATAAAAAAAGGGGAAGAAATTAATCCTCCCCTTATTATTAAAAGTCTAGTAAGACTACAACAACATAAAGTTGTTAGCTCCTAATACTACTAAAGCTCTTTCAGATAAGAAGTTTACAGACATGCTGTCTACTTCACTGTTAGTTGCTCCACCAGCAGAACCAATAATCCAAGATTTGTATTTTCTATCCTCAGTTTCAGATTTTCTGTAACGAGTGTGTAAGAAAGGTCTCTTAGCGTTTTTACCTAATACTTGGTCATAAACTGTTAAAGTACCAGCAGGAACTAAAACTCCGTTTACTTCATTTACCAATCCACCAGTTGTAGCATCGTTAAGATATTTCCAATCAGTTTTGTAGAAATCATAACCTAAGTTAAATCCTTTAAATCCTAAGTTTAAAGCCATGTCTTTTTCGTTATCGAAAAGTCCATAAGAAGCTTGCATAACAGAAGAGTTAGAGATAGAAGCTAATACTTTATCAATATCAAAAGATAATTGACGATTAACGAAAAGAACGTTTTCTTGAATAGCACCCTCTTTGTCTAAAACTTTGATGATGTTTTCAAGGTCTTCTCTATCAGAGATTGTACCAGTACCTACGTTACCTCTATTTTTGATTTCGTAGAATAAACCTTTAGTACCTTTATAACCAGCGCTTAAAGCGGCAGAACCAGCTACAGCAGGCTCTCCTTCAATCATAGAAGTCTCTAAGTAATCTTCAAAACGTAAACGAGTTTCGTGCTCTGATTTCAAGTACCATAAGTAACCTGTAGCACCATTTTCAGTAGTAACTTCAATCCATCCGATTTGAGCCATATCTGAACCATTAACTTCATATTTATCTTTGATGATAATTGGAGTTGTGTCTAATACTTGAGACTCAGCTTCGATTGAACCAACCATTCCAGGAGTTCCTTTTTTGAACTCAGAACCGTAAACAAATACTTTTAATGCAGATGCAGTAGAAGATAAAGCAGTTAAGTCAGCAGCAGAGAAAGGAGCAACAGTAATAACGTCACCTCCTGCAGATACAACAGTAACTAAAGCTTTAACAATAACTCCTGTAGTAGAATCTTTGATGATGATAGTTTGGTTTGGTCTAACAGCTGGGTATTTAACTTGAGAACCTGAACCTGTTGAAGGTTGGTAAATACTTTGATTAGAATCAAAAGTAATTTGAGTAGCTGCTGTTTTAGAAGCAGTACCAAAGATGTGAAGACGACCTTGCTCACTCCATTTAATCATATCTGAAGTAGAAGGCATTTCAGCTCCAACCATTCTTAAGAATGATGCAACTGAACGATTACCGAATCTTTCAAATTCTTTTTCGTAAAGATCTGGAAGTTCGTGTGATAAGAAGTCAAATGTACCTACGTAGTTTGTAGATAATGTAGTTTTGACTGGAGCTGGTGTCAACAACGGAGCACCTGAGATGCTGTTGCTTGAAAAATTTACGGTGTTTAATGCCATTTTTAATTTTTGTTTTTAGTGTTTATCTTTTTCTAATTCGTAAACCACTTTCAAAACTCTCATCACTAATTGCTCTCATTCTAGGACCATCACTATTATCTGTTACTTCTTTAGAATCTCTAACATTCATATCAATGTTTTTCATTCCTTTAATAACATTATTAGTAGAATCAGCTTTACCTTGTTCATAAAAGAACTTAGCAAAACCATCTGGGTCTCTAAACATTGCCAAAGCTTTGTGGTAACTGTGAGCGTCTTTTAATACTCCGTTCTCATCTAAGTGTTGTTTGATTACATCAGATATATTAGACTGAATAGTTTTAGTCTCATTTACATCTTTTGGTTTGTAAACTTGCTTCTTATCTCCTAAGTTAAATTCAAATCCTTTGAACTCATCAGAAAATAGTTGCGAAGTTTTATCATCAAACACTTTTGCTTTAGCTTGATTAATTTGTTCAGCTTGTTTTGATTGTGCTTCATATTCTTGATAGAAGTTAAATGCTTTCTTATAATCTTCAGTAACATCAGCTGCTTTAGACCCTAAATCAACTTTGTATTGTTCCTTAAGATTATTTAGATAGCTTTTAGCTCTAAACAATTCTTCTTTTAAAGCCACTTGTTTTCTTTTAATATCTCTGTCATCATCAATGTCTTCATCAAAAGAGTATTCTTCTTCTAATAAGTATTCAATGTCAGCATCATCAAGATGTGGCTTTGTTTGTTTGTAGTACTCTTTTAATGTTTCAGTACTATCAGCATTATCCCAGTCTTTATTAATTTTAATATAGTTATCTACACCATATTCCATTAACTTCTTAATATCCTCTGGAAGTTCTGCTTGTTTTTCATTCTGTGTAAGAACTTCGTCTAATGACGTGTATTCTTTCTGATACCTGTCTTTTAAATAATTTAAAACTCTAGCATCATCAATATCTTGTTCAACTATAACATCATCAACTTCTTGTTCATCAGTTGTAACATCTTCACTTTGACTTGCTTCAAAATCTTGTTGAATCTGTGCTTCTTGTTCTTGTATAGATTGAGGCTCTTCAGCATCAACTACTTTAAATGTCATTCCCATAATGTATTATATATTAAATTAAATTTTTTGCAAAGGTATGTAATTATTTTTAGTCTACTTTAAACAAGTCATCCATACCACCAAGACTATCCTCTTCATTAAAATCTATAGGGCTAGTATCTTGCTGTCTTTGGTTTATCATTTTACTTTGCTGTGTTGCTTGTAATTTAGTTCTCTCGTCTTTTCTATCTTCCTTATCCATATCTTTTTTATGTAACAAATTCATCTCAGCCTGTTTTACTTGACCTTGAAATCCTTGTTGTAATTGAATAAGCTGTGATTTATACTCAAACTCTTTTGCCATCTTATCCATTTCTAATTGGTGTTTAAGTTGTTCTATCTGAGCATCACTTTGAGATTCAGCTTGAATTATTTGTAACTTACCTTGAGAAGTAGCTTGAGCTAATTGAGCTTGACTTTGAGCTTGATTATCAAATGTTTTCTTTTGTAATTCTTGGTCTCTCTCTTCTTTACGTTTTTTCTTAACTTTCAATAATTGAGATGCAATTTTAACATTCTTAACATTTCTAATATCTATAGCGTCATCAATGTCAATTTTACCAGCTGCTAATGCTGCTTGTATGTTTTGATTTAATAATTGAGTTTCTTCTTCATCAGGCATTAAGTTAACATAGATACCGAAATTATACAAATGCAAATCTTTAATTCTATCTATAACATCAACACTTCCAGCTCCAATCATTAAACAGAAATCATCTTTCATATCAGAATACTCTAATAAGTCAGACATTCTATAACAAATACATTCAGCAATTCTTCTAGTCATAAATAAACCACTTTGAAGAATGTGTCTTGTAGCAGTATTTGAATTTAACGCAGCTAATTTTTGAAGACCAACTAGACTATTTTCATCAGGCATACTTCCATCACGAGCTTCATTAAGTCCTGTGCTTTGACGAATCATATCTAAGTAGTGATTATACATATTAACGAGACTTTGTATCTTAGCGTTAGCACCTGAAGCTGTAAGCTCTTGAACTGGTGTTCTTGCATTGTTAAATTCTCCATCTTCTGTATAACTTCTACCTATAACACTACCTGTTTGAAAATATAAGTTTAATGCTTGTTCAGGAGTGTATGATTGACCATTACCTAAGTTTACTCCATTAAGACCATCTACATCTAAGAATACACCATCTGGTTTCATTCCTGAGATTACTTGTTGTAATTTTAAATGCGTAAGTTGTATTTGGTCAGCAAAAGGAATCATTCTTTTAACTAATGAATCTATTGCACCTCTATACATTCTTGGAGCAGACATTATATAAGGAGGATATACTTTAGAAATAGAAGACTTAGGTCTAACCATATTCTTCATAACTTCCCACTTTAATAAGTAGTTAGTACCCATAACTAAAATACCTTCAAACCAAACATCTATTCTTTTAGATATTTTTTCAAATTGAGCATCGTCAGTTTTAGGACCTTGAAATTTATCATCTCTTTGTATTACTTTATCTCCTCCATTAGCATTTTTCTTTTTCTTGTAAACAACATTTAAATCGCTTTTGTATGAAAAGAATAATAATGTAGCAGAGTTATTTCTGATATTACCACCTAAAATAGTTCCTCCTTGAATATTTTGATATGCATCCCATTTAGAAGCTAGTTTTGAAATCTCTTTAATCTCTTCTTGAGTTAAATTTGGATTTAATTTTTTAAGTTCAGTAATAGGAACATTTTTAACTTCTCCAAAATAATAACAGTCTTGGAACGTAGGGTCTTCAGTTGGACTAAATACCATATTTGCAGGGTCGCAATATTCAATTCTAATTCCGTTATGTGTATCAAAAGAATGTCTTACTGCTGAAACACCCAATACAACTTGGTCTTCATCAGTTCTTCTTTTAATTAAATCGTAGTTGTTTATATTTAAAACATTTTCAATAGCTTTTTCTTCTGCAATTTCAATTTCATCTTTGTAAAATTCCATATGCAAATCAAGCTCTTGCTTGTTCTGAGGCATCTCTTCTTCTGGTATTGGATACATATCTATACCTAGTAAGTTCTTAGCATCTTTTAAAAGTGGAGCAGCAACCATTGCTTTCTCTACTTCTGTTTTATATTTATTTTTTTTATCAGAAGATATGTTATCAACAGCCTCAGCTTTAACTTCATATTGTCTTGTAGACATTCCGTTAACAACTATATCAACAAACTTAGGTATAATTGGAAGTGGAGTCCAATCTAAGTTTAAAAAAGAAATATCACCATTAACAGACATTTCTTTCTTATACTTCTGAACAGATTGCTCTCCTCTAGCATATAACCTTAATTTGTGAAAGTGGTCTCTTGTAGTGTAAAATCTTGAACCATTTAAAGATGTTTTTCTAAACCATTCTGCTTGAATAGAATGTCCAACACTTCTTCCGTAATCTTCACTTTTCTTAATCTCATCTGTTGCCAGTTGATCAGGAAAATAAATATTAGGCATTGTTAAATCTTGATTCATATGTACTTTTTACTTTATTATTTCGCTATGCATTCCTTTGTTAGAATATCTTGCAAAATTAAACATTATTTCGGTATTATTTCTAATGGGTTTTTTAACATAAGTTTGATTTGCCATTATTGCAAGACCACTACTAATAGTTGCATCAAACTTTGTACGATTAACTATATCAAAATTTGCCCAATCTAAAAGTGTTCTATTAAAATACATAGCTCCCATACTTCCTTCTTCCCTAAACTCACCGCTATAATCTATACCTACATATTGATTTATATAGGCTTCTATTGCATTTGCTTGTAACTCAATAGTTTGTGTAGATGATGGAATACCCCCTAGTTCTTTCTCTGAAGAAGACAAATCATTTTTATGTTTATCAGGTCTATTCAATGAGTAACCTCTATATCCTCTGTTTAAAAAATATTTTAATTGACCTACTTTATTGTTCTCAATTAATATTGGCATACCATAAAATACACAAGCCATTAAACAATCTTCATAAAATTCTTCAGATGTTCTAGGTCTTGCTATATATTCTAAAAAGAAATGATTACTTGGTGCGTCATCCATATTAAATTTTGTAAGTCCGTGAAGAGAACCTTTAGAACCTCCACCTCCTACAACACCTGATATATCATATGTATCACACCCAAAACTTCCTATGTGTGCATTTCCAGGATATTTCCTATCATTTTTAAACTCATAGTTATTACGCATCTCAGGTTTTGGTATCCAAGTAACTTTAAAGTTACCATCTTTGCTAGGTATCCAAACAACCTCACTATCTCTAACACCATTCTTCCAAGCAAACTTACCAGTAGATATCACTCTTGAATGTTCTAATCCATCATTAGAATCTATTTGTTCGTATATTTTTGAAAGGTCAAATAAACTATTCTTTGCTTCATCACGGAATGCATGTCCTTCAGTTCTTGGATTCTGTCTATAAAATTCATTTAAAGCATCGGAATCTTTCTTTAAAGACTCAACTTTATTCTCAAAGTAATCCAATACACCATCAAGTATGTATCCTCCTTGAATATCTTCAACTGGTTTCTCGGACTTTCTAAATACTGGGAATCCGTGTAAATCTATATATCCTTCAAAGTTCCATTCCATAGGAATAAATAAAGCATATAATCCACTCGCTGTTTGTCCGTTCTTATCTCTCTTTGTTACATCACTATCGTAATATAATTTTTTAAAATTAGCACCTCCATTAGCTTGTGAGTTACACGTGCTACCCATCATACATTTACCTATAAGTTTACGACCAACTCTTAAACAAGTTTGAGTAACCCTCCAGTTATTCTGTATGTTATCAGGTTTTAACCATTTACCACTTTCATCGTGTACAAGTAATTTTAATTTTTCTCCATCATAAGAGTTATCTCCTGTATTCTTCCAGTCAATAGAAGTATCTAAACCTTCCATTTCATCTTGAGCATCAAACATATTATTCTTAGTAATCTTTGAAGCTGGAACACGATAAGACAATTCAGTCTTTGGTTTATCCATACCATCCATAATAGGTTTGAAAAAGAAAGGATAATTACTTGAGATAGGAACTACTTTGTCTGTAAACATTTTTTTAGCATCACCTCCTGTTTTAGAAAGGATACCAAGTCTTGCATCTTTTGCAAGTGTTGCTATATTTACAAGTTCAGAGCTACCCATAAATGAAAAACCTGAACGTCTATTTTTTAAATAACACATTCCGAAACTTCTACTATCTGCTTTACAAGCTTCCCAAAATATCCAAAATATTCTATTACTCTCTCTAAATTCAGGGAGACCAATATCTATTTTAGTCCATTGAAGATACATATAGTGAGACCCAGTTATATAAGATGGTTTACCATTGTTCATAAAGAACATTCCTTCTTCCCTTCTGTCAAACTCATTGTCTATATAAGATGTCCATTTTGACTTAAAATCATTAGGCATCTCGTTCCACTGAAATATACTTTTTATTTTATGTAATTCTTTAGGATATTCAAAGCTTTCCCAATATTGATTCTCAGGTTTTTTGTCACGTTTATATACTAAATTTGTTACAGAAGGTAAGGCTATTTTCAGTCCTTGCACTTCATAAACTTCACCTACAGTTCCATCTTTAGATATGACAACAACATCAAATTCAGGATTGTATCCATAAGACCATTCCTTCTTTTTATTTAGTCTATCTAAATCTTTTTTAGGTATACAATCTACAATAGAGTAAATGCTACTTTCCTTTGCTTCTTCTTTCTGCAAAGCTTTCAAATTTTTGCTCATCTTTAGTTGTATTGGTATTTCCGTGTAGTATATCTTGCTCTTTTTGTATTTTGTCTAATATGTAAAAAGCATCATCAAGAGCTTGTTTTTTAGCTAATACTGCGTTACGCATTTTATCAGCTGATACATCTCCTTCATCATCAGATATTATTTCGTCTGCTAATACTTTTATTAGCTCTGTTACAGATTTATAAGCAGCTGTTATAATCTGTTCTTTTAATTCTTCGTGGCTATACATTTAATTTAATTTAAAAAACAAAGGTATAAAAAAAATGCCTTCTGTTTTAGAAGGCATTTAATCTTAATATAAATTGTGATTACAATGTAATTTCATTGTATGTAACATACACATCTAAACTTCCTGTACCTCCTGTTGGATTTCCTCCAACTGCTTTTAATTTATAAGCTCCAGTGGTAGCAGTTCCAGTAACGCTATCTACAATATATAGAGTTGAATTTATATATCCAACCTGATTGATTGTTAATGGATTAGGGTTTATTGTATTTTGAGTATCGTTATTAAATTGATCAAGTAACTGCAAAGAGTTGTTAACCAAAGTATAAGAGTTACCAACATTTCTTCTAATATATAGATTTGTAGGTATGTTTACTTTTCCAGCTGATGGAGCAGGCAATACAACAATAGGAGTTGTAAATAACTGCAATACTTGCGCTTGAGAAATAGTTGTTTTTAAAGTCTTTGTAACGATAGTACCAACAGCAAGTGTTCCTGTTTCATTTGGAAACTTAATAAGCTGATTACCTGTTAATGTATTTGGTAAAGACAATGCAATGTAATTTGCTCCATTATTAAGTACAATACGATCTGGTTCTAAAAATGAAGTTCCACCACCAGCAAAAGCTGTTAAAATTTGTCCTGCTGATAAAATAGTTTGATAACTTCCAGCTGAAATTGTATTTCCTACATCGCAAACAGATTGTAAAGAAGGTGAAAATGATGATATATCACTTAATAAAGCAACAGTACCACTATTATCAGGAAATTGAATAGTTCTTGCAGCAGATAATGAACTTGGAGGAATTATCTCCAAACTATTAGCGCCAGCTTTAGTGAATGATAATTTATCCGCAGCTAAAAATGATTCATCATTAGTTATTAGATTACTAACAGCAAAAGAAGCTGAATTTATAAATGACTGATAATTCGTAGTTGTAACTGTATTACCTAAGTTAATAGTGTCTTGTAATGTTTGAGTAGCAACTCCAATTGGTCCTTGAGGTCCAGTAGCACCAGTAGCACCAGTAGGTCCAGCAGGTCCTACAGCTCCTTGAGAAGCTAATAAAGCCCAGTTTGATGTAGCAACAGTTGGATTAGATGTTCCAGATGTAGCTAAAATACAAAAATAAGAAGCTCCGTTGTAACCAACTGCGTCATTTAAAATATAAGAAGTTCCTGAAACCCAAGAACCTCTCCAACGAAGTCCAGCAGGTCCTACAGGTCCTTGTGGTCCAGCAGGTCCAGTAGGTCCGATAGAAGTTAATGTATTATCATCTAAAATAACTTTTAAATCATTAATTAAAGATGCTAAACTAGTGTAAGCTACGTTAACTGAATTAAATATTTTTTCTACTTCACAAGACAAAATAATACTTCCAGTATATTTTTCTTTAATAACAACTACAACTTTGTTTCCTGGAGCTACAAATTCATTTGAAGACTCACTAACGTTTACGTTTTCATAGGTTGCTACATAATCTTTTTTTCTGTACAATAGTCCATTTACTTTAAAGTACCTAGAATCATGATTTTCAATTTTCATATTTTTCTTTTTTTTGTTTAAATTTTGAATTGCAAAGGTATAAAATATTTAGTTTAGTTTTAACACCACATCTCTATCTGTCATCCTGTATAACTTCTCACCATCTATTTCAAACTCATACTCACTATTCTTTGTAAATGCAACTAAATCTCCTTTTTTAAATCCTAAATCTTCTTGAGATTTGTTTGGATATATTAAAATACCTGAGTGCTTCTCTTCTTTATCAACATTATGTAGTAATTCATCTTGAATAGTATCGATTGGTTTTACAAAACAAAAGTTCAAATGTGGATTCCATTCTCCATTATTTCTTTTATACATATAAATCCTATCAGGACTTACTATAAATACACCTTCTCTAAAATACTCTGGAGAATTAGTTTGTCTACCTTTCATATCAAAATAAACTCTAAATATATTGTGATGTAAAATAACTATGTCTCCAACACAAATATCTCCACTGTAATTTATAGGAATAGCATCTACAACTCCAAGTCTATTTACATACTTTGCTATTTCTAAAGAGGTGTTAACAACAAAGTCTTCACCTCCTACTTTTTTAATATTATTGTACTTATCACCATAAGGCGATATTATAAAATTATATGGACTTTTCATATTAGTAATTAATGTTAAATTCAACAACAATAGGAAGATTTTTATTTATATTCTTCCATATTACCACTTCTTTATCATCATTTTCTATCCATACAAAATACCCTAAATCATCTACAGTTATAGCGTGTATTTTATAATTACCTCCAAGAACTTCTTGATTAACTAAATAGTGCATTGAATTTTTATAATCAACACCAATAGTTATTTTTCTTATTTCATTTTTCATTTTATTAAATTATATTATTGGCAAAAATACAATAAAATTGCCAATGATTAATTACACTATAGATGTAATAGCTCCATTAACAACAGTAACTACTTTATTGTCTTGTGTAGTAAAAGTTCCACTAACACCTAAATCTATATGTGCTTGTATAAAATTTATTAAGTCTTGTATTGTATAACTTTTTGTACTATTGCTATCTCCAGCATCTGTACCGATTAATTTGTCATCTAATGTTATTAGACCATCATTTAAGTAATCTTTAATTTTCATATCTTATTTTTGTTTTAATAGTTATTTACCCTGACCTCTATATAATTTTTTATAGTTTTTAGAGGCTTTTAATTTAGATGTTTTAGATTTAGCGTGAACATTAGGTCTGCTAACTTTAACTACAACTGCTTTTGCTACTGCGTTTGTTTGTTTTGCCATTTTTAAAATAATTTAAATTCTAATACCAAATTAGTATTAGGTGTGTTATATTGTTGTACTGAATATACTACTCCTAAATTTATTCTTTTACAAGTAGCCACAAAGCTAATGTATAATGAAGGTAGCTTTGTAAATGTGTTAATTGTTTGAGCACCTAAATAACTATGAAACCTAATTAATTTAGGTATATATATCATTTGTTTTTGAATATCAATATATTCTTTTTGATGATATATTATAGAGTCTTTTATAGATATTACATTGTTAAGATTATCTATTTGTTTTTCTTGTAATAAAACTATTTTTTTATTTGCATCTCCTCTTACAAGGTCTTTAATAACTTCTCTACCTACCTTATCAGTTAATACTATCTTTTTTATTGTATCTGTCTGAGAAATACCTTTGAAGCTCACTAATAGACATAGTATCAATAATCTTAATTGTGTCATTTTCTTTTTGTTTTATATATTTAATTTTTTTCTTTATTTTTATATTTTCAATGTATATTGTATCTATTTTTTTTTGTTCTTTAGCTATCTCAACATCTAATTTTTTTCTTTTTTCAATAAGTGGTTTTAACTCTCCCTCTCCTATAATAGTTACAAATATCCAAAAAGCAATAACTACAAATCCAAACCATTGTTTTTTTATAAATCTTAATATTAAATTTATATTTATCATACTATTTCTTTTTTATATTTCTGTAGTAATTTCTTTCTTTCTTCAATTCCATTATAACCTCCATTTATTTTTTTAGTTATAAGCATTATATTATCTGTATCTGCAATATAATTTAACTTGTGCTTAGACCAAAACCACAAAGCAGATATTAAGGCATTAGCTTCTTCTTCTAATAATTCAGGGTGATTTAAGAAATCTATTTTAGTATCTTTTGATAAAGCAGTATAATTTGCCTTTCCTGTTATTTGTATATAACCCCTACCTTTATATCTTAAACCATCACCTGGTTTGGTATTACCTAAATCTAATCTACCCTCATATTTTTTAAAATAAGAGTCTTTACCTAATTCTTTAGTATATTTAAAACCTCCGCTTTCATGGTCTACTTGAGCCATAAAATGAGCTTTTCTTAAATTAGTATTGATTTGATAATCATCTAATATTGACTTATATTTTTCGTATAATTTCATTACTTTTTAAATATAGATTCAGCTCCAGTTATTGCTAATGCTCCTAGAGATAATATTAAAACGCTCTGTACAAATAAATCTGTATGATATATAAACATACCGATAATTAAAGATAATGCACCTGTAAGCCCTATAAATCGTTTTGAGCTAGTAGGGTCTTGAGAGTTTAATAATGATTTTATAAATTTAATCATATTTTTAAATATTAGATAGCTCTATTTTTTGCTCTTCAGTTAAAGCATTATAAAACCATTCTTTACTAAGCATAATCTTAATGTGTTCTTCATTTCTAACTAACGTGTCTTTGTCATCATCAGATAATTCTTCAATTAGTTTTAATTTATTAATTAAATTAACTGAATCATAAGCCGCATTAATTGAACTTTTAATTTCTTCTTGTGTTAAATCTTCCATTTTATTCTTCTGTTGTATAAGGTTGTTCATCATACCAATTCCATCCATCTATTGGATATTCATAAACATCTTTCTCTTCTTTTAATAATGTATAATCTGGGGCGTACACATAGTTAGGTGCATATTCCCAAATTAATTCTTCATTTTGTCTGTAAAATCCTTCTGTTGTTTCCATATTATTATCCTGTTATTGTCCAACCTTTTGATGTTAATACTAATCTATCTCCTGCACTTAATCCTGCCGCACCTGTGCAACTTGTTATATTTATTGTTTTACTAGTCACTACTCCTTGTGCCGCAATATCAGCAAATAATGTATTTAACGCTGCTGTTGATAAGTCAGAAAAAGATACATTTATTTGTGGAGAAGACCCTGTCCATTGACCAGTACTTGTATTTAGTAATCTTAAAGAATTTAACTTATTAAAATTTCCTGAACTACCACTTAATAATAAACTTGAAAATGGACAACTAAAACTTAAAGATGTTATTAAAGTAGAATATGTTTGACTTCCTGAATTAAAATTACCTAAAACTAGTGGCGTTGTTGCTAAACTACCTAATTTATTTGTATTATTTATTGTTGTTAAATTTCCGCTAAATGCAAATAATGTACTTAAAGTGGTTAATGATGTTGTTTGAGTAGTTGGAAGTGTTAAAGTTGTTAATGAATAACACGCATTTATCAAACTTTGAAAAGTTGTTGTAGAAACAGATACTGTGGCAGGCATAGTTAAAGTAGTAAGACTTCGACAACCAGAAAAAGCAGAATCCCAAGCAGTACAAGCAGACATACTTGTTGGCAAAGTTATAGATTTTAATGAATAACAACTTGCAAAACAATTACTCATTGTTGTTACCGCTGGTAATGTTGTAGGAAGAGATACATTTTCTAATTTATAACAACCTGAAAATGTATATGAAAAAGTATTACAAATTGGTAAACCAGTTGGCATTACAAGATTTTTTAATCTAAAACAGTTATTAAATGTATTTTGCATACTAGTACAATTTATATAACTGGTAGCTGGCAATGTTATTGACACTATGTTTGTACATCCGCTGAAAGTTGAAGCCAATGTTGTTGGAGAATATCCAGATGGTATTGTAACACTAGTCAATGAAATACAGTTTGAAAAAGTTGAACTCATATTAGTTGATCCAGTATAACTAGGTAATGTAACTGATCTTAACATATAACAGTTTTGAAAACAACTTAATATATTAGTCATGGCGGAAGCTCCTGTTGGAAATATTACACTTGTTATAGAACTACATCCAGAGAATGTAGATCCTAGTAAATTTGGTACAAATCCAGTTGGAAAAGCCATGTTTCTTAATAAAGCGCAAGAAACAAACGTATTAGTTAAATTATGAGATGAACTAGATGATGTTGTTGCTGGAAAAAACACATTCAATAAGTTAGTACATCCTGTGAATGCAGATGTCCAATTGACTACAGCCCCAGTAGATGGGATACTAGTAAATTGCACCCATTGTAATGCCGCAGAATTTGCAAATGCACTTGTAAGATCAGCACATGCGTTTATACTTGGTAATGTAATATTTCTTAATGAATTACACGTTGAAAATGCTAAATTTATAGTAGTACATCCATTCATTGATGTTGGAAAACTTATTGTTCTTAAACTTGTACAATTATAAAGAGCCCCTGCTAATGTTGTAATTCCAGTTGCATTTGATGGAAAAGTTACATCTAATATACTTGTACAATTTTGAAAAATGTTTTGCATACTACCTAATGAACTTGCTGATGTAGGCATTATAACTTTTGACAAGTTGGTGCAATTCATAAATAGTTGTGTCATATTTGTCCAAGCAACAGTTGCTGGTAATTTTACATATTCTAAAAGTGTAAAATTTCCTAAATTAGAATTTCCACTGTTTGAATAAAAATAACTTCCAGTAAAATCTGTTGTATTACAAGTATTGTTTCCAAAATACGCTTCTAATAAACCACAATTATAATATACTCCTCCACCTGCCGTTGTATTAGGAATATGTTGAGCATTGGTTATTACACAAGTAGCATCCCCATAAATTCTAATCTTAAAGGTATTATAACCTCTTGAGCAGGGTGTGCCTCCTGTTGAATATACGTGATTTGTTGTAGTGGAGGTTGTGGTTGAAATTGTATTTATAACTCCATCACCCCAGTCAATATAAATATTTCCTGTAGTTCTTGTAAATGTAGTTACAATTGAGAAAGCTTTATTTCCAGTATCAGCAACTAAAAACTGAACTTCATTTGCTGTATCAGTTATAGTTATCCAATCTGCTGGTCTTACCCAATCAGATGGTTGTGTTACAGGAGCTATTATACTTATTGGAACGTTAAATGCCATTATATTTAAGTTGTTTGTGTTATTACTATATCTACAGTCATATTTGCCTGCGGAGGAAATTGAGCGTAAAATGTTGCCACTCCTGCTGCTACTCCAACAAATGGAAGCACTTGAGCGTTATATGCTGTTAAGTAACTTGCATTTTGTGGTGTTACTGAAACATCACAGGTGGTTGTTACGTTTGCATTACTGAATGAATAAGTATAATATCCTCCTGATAAAGTCCAAGAACCAACTGCTAAAGTCTGTGATGTAAGTTTTACAGGAGTTGAACCTCCACCTCCACCACTATATTGAGGAATATTTAAAGTTGCACCAACTAATGTAGCAGGTCCACTTGTTCCTGTAGTTGTTAATGTTATTGCATTTTGCTTTGCATTCCAGGAGGTTGAATTACCTCCTGTTGCTGTAATTACTCCATTAACGTCTAATGCTGTTGCAGGAGATGTAGTTCCTACACCTACTCTACCATTAATATTATTTGTATATACTTGACCCGATTTGAATATTCCCGAAGGGCCATCATTACTTATTAATGGACCACTACTAAATGTTATAGATTCTACACCTGTTGCTGCATTTTGCAAATACATACTTCCATTTACATGCAAAGTTGCTGATGGAGATATTGTATTAATACCTACATTTGTTCCATCATCATATATATTTGAATTTGTAACCCCAATTGGCGATTTTTTAGGTATATATCCTGTTGTTATATTTCCTGTAAGAACTTCAAATCCAGCAAAAGTTATAAAACCTAAAGCTGGAATCATTGTTAATGCAGAATATTTATAAGTATAAGGCCCTGATGTAGCATCAAAGTTAACTAAATCTCCTCCATTAAAACTTGATATACCATCAATTCCTATTGAACTTTTTAAAACTATTTGTGATGAAGTCGAATCTTGAATTGTTAATGAGGCATACGGAGTGTTTGTTCCAATACCTAATTTGTTATTAGCATCATCCCAAAAGAAATTAGTATTATCTTGTGCTATTGTAGTTCCATTTGAAAATAATACTGAACCACTTGTAAAAGATGGTAATGTAAACTTACTATTTATTTGAGTTTGAATAGCGGATGTTACTCCTTTTACATAACTTAACTCAGTAAGAGAAGGATATGTTGTGGTTGATAAACTTCCTAATGTATTTGTTCCACTCCAATATGTAAGTTGATTTGCAACTCCTGTTCCAACAGAAGTGAGATATGTATTAGTATCTAAAGCAAATGTTCCTGCTGCTGTCATTTTTACAAATGATGTTGAAGCATAAGATAATCCGCTTAAAGATGTAAGATTAGTTGCTAAAGGTTGACCTCCTAATCCACTTAATGTATATGTAGGAACATTTAATGTATTACTAACAAAAGTTGATGATCCAGATGACCCAGTAGTTGTTAGTGTTATTGTATTTTGTTTACTATTAAATGTAGTCCAATCAGTTGAACTTAATGCTCCTCTATTTGTTGCTGATGCTGTAGGTAAATTGAATGTATGTGTATCCGTTGCAGATGATATATTAAAATCTGTACCTGATGTTCCAACTGCAAAATATTGTACTTGAGAAGTTAATCCGTTTAATGCGGTTAACCCTGAAGAAAATGTCGTTATAATTTGAGACAGATGTGCATCTTCAGTATGCATTGTAATTGTTCTACCACTATGAATAACATAGAATCTAACAGCTAATCTATCTGTTACTGTTAATGTAGTAGCAGGAACTGCTAATGCTGTAAAGTACAAATCTATACTTGTACCTCCTGTAATATACTCAGGAGTTGCTGAATTAGTTGCAATTAAAGTAAAAGTAGTTCCATTGTATTTATATAATTCAATATAAAATCTTGGAGAACCACCTGTTGATGAAGCACTAAAATAGGTTTCAAAATTCCAATTACCTGCAGGTATTAATAATTTATTTGGGTCTCCTGCATCTGTAATAAATTGAGCAATATATCCATCTGCATTTATAGTGAAATCTGTACCTGTACCTTCAATTGGAACACCATTAATTTCATTATACGCAACACCACCTATTGTACCTTGAGATACACTACCGTTTAAATAATAAGAAATAGATGCTCCACCGCCTGTTGATGTTGGTAAATTAGCAAGAGTACCATCTCCTCTTATGTATTGACTTGCAACACCTGCTCCTGTTACAGCTATTGTTCCTGATGTAGTAACTGGACTACTTGAAACAGTAAATGCAGAAGGCATTGATAATCCTACAGATGTAACTGTTCCAACACTCCAACTTCTATCAGAAGTTAAATCATAAGCAGTTCCATTTATAGTTAATGTTCTTGATGTAGGAACATAACCAGATAATGAAGGACCTGTACTAACAGAACCATCAGCCATTAAATATTGTACTGAAGTGCCCCCATCTTTAACAAATGAACCTCCTCTTACTTCACCTCTTAATCTAGTAGTTGTTATAGAGGTATTACCCAATGTAACAGTATTGTCTCCAATACCAACAGCTGTATCGCCTATAACTATTTGATTTGTGCTTGGCGTTGAAAAAGGTTTTGTATTATATCCAATTAAAATTGAATTATTTATATTCGTGGCGTAAGCATTGGTACTTGTTAATCCCCCAGAGGATTGTCCAATAAAAACACTCCTACTGCCAGAAGTATTATTATAACCAGCACTTTGACCTATAGCCACATTACCATCACCAGTATTAAAATAAATCCCAGCGGTGCTTCCAATTGCTACATTATAACTTCCTGTTGTATTAAAACGCCCAGTAAAATCACCTAAAAAATTATTACCATATCCAGTAGTTGTTGATGCACCAGATACAAGTCCTATAAAATTATTTCTACTACCCGTTGTTATGGCGTATCCAGGAGCAGTTCCAATACCTATATTTCCTTCTCCTGTTATAACATTTAATAAAGCTTCACGCCCTACGGCAACGTTGCTTTGTGCGGTAGTACTTGATTTTAATGCTGAATATCCTATTGCTGTATTTGAAGAACCTGTAGTTGAAGAAGACAAAGCTAAATTACCTATAGCTGTATTTTGTGCGTTTCCAGTTCCAGCTCCTTTACCTATTGTTAATCCGTTTACGGTTAAATCATAAGCACCTAAATTTACAGCCCCTGTAGCTCCTGTATATGGTACATATCCTGATAAATTACTAGTTAAAGCAATAGTTCCACTTGCATTTGGCATTGTATATACCCTATTTGCTGTAAGTCCTGTATAAGATAATTCTAAACTATATCCAATAGCTGACAACTGAGTTGAACCGTAAGTTATACGAGCTACAGTATCAGTTGGTGTTGTTTTAAATAAAAATTCTTCGCCATTTAATTCAATACTTCCATATACTGAGAATGCTGTATCTAAAAAATTATACTTACTTGCAGATATATTATAAATACCTAAATTAACATCAGTAGTAGCTCCAGTATATGGAACAAAACCACTTAATGATGGTATATCATCTATTGTAGCTAATATATAATCTCCGTGTACTTTATTTGGGAATTGAAAAGTTAAATCATCTGTTATATTTGATGATTTTAATATAGATGAATAACCTAAATTATTTCCAATACTTAAATATGATGAACTTACTCCATCTGTCCCTGATAGTAATATAGTTCCATTAAAACTATTATCTGAGGTATCTTGTGAGTGAACTGTAAAAACAGACTCTTCACCTCTTATATAGTTTGAATATGTATTTATTGAACCTGATATACCAAAACCATACCCAGCGTAATAAGAGTTATATCCTTCACTTGTAGGGCTTGAAAATGTTTGAAAAGAACCTAAGTCTTCTATAGTATTTACTACAGTATAATCACCATATTTACCAACTGTATTATTTAATATAATATCATTTGTGGTAGTATTTCCATTATTAGTAACGTCTTGTAATGTACTAGCAGGCGGTGGTAAATCTTCAAGAGTAATAAATGGGTGTATTCCATCAGCACCATCATTTACTAAATCAGATGTATTTGTAACAATGTTATTAACTGTTTGGCTATCTACCAATAAAGATAAGATATAATCTTTATCTTCAACCATACTTCCATTACCACTTATAAATTGTAATGTAATTGTAAAAAAATTAGGGTCTGGAATATAAGACTGAACATTAGATATTTTATAAAATCCAAAGTCATTAATATTCTCACCTCTTGAAAGTATTACTTTACCTCCATTTAAAAAATTTAAATATTGAGATATTGTATTTCCTTTTAAACTTTTATTACTTACTAAGAATGTAGATATAGATGAGAATGGAACTGAATCTCCAATCTCTGAAACAAATGATATTGTTCCTTCTCCTCTTACTTCACCTGGAAGTAATGTTTGGTATGTAAATTTTAAATATGGACTATCTATTACTTGATTATGATTATAATAAGCAGCTAAATTAGTAGGTGTAAAATTCTTTGTTTCACCGCCACTATTAAAGTCGCTACCAATCCATTTATCATTAGCAACTATATTCGTGTCTTTATTATAATTATTTATTCTCATTTAGTTATCTTTTCCGTTTTTTCTGTCGATTAATTTCCAAAGAGTATATACAATAGAAATAACAAGAAGAAATATTCTTAGCGCCATTTCAGCTTGAGAAAAAGAAATGGTTAGTGTTGCTGCATTTAATAAATATATTTTCAAATCTTGATGTGTCATTATTTTTTATTCTTAGTGTTATTTACTTTAGCAGAGACAACTCTAAGATTACTCTTGTTATTACTACCACCTTTTGCAAGTGGTTTTATGTGATCTACTACATATCCATTAGGAATGTTTGAAAATTTAGAACGAGCTTTAATTCTTTCTGCTTGTTTTTTCTTTTCTTCAGGTGTATTGTTCTTAGCTTCTTTATAAGCTTTACCTTTCTCACTTTTATTCCATTTTGTAGAAGTTTCCATATGTTTTTTTCTAGCCTCTGGATGTTCTCTGTAATATTTAGCTGTTCTACCTAATGTCATAATAATTAGTTATAAACTCTTACTTCTATGCATGTTTGATCTAAATAATCATTATATTGTGAATCCCCTCCTATTCCAGAAACTATTCCAATATGGTTTGTGGAGTATTTATATATTGAAAAATTAAGATTATCGCCAAATCCCTGTATATTTAAGGAAATATTTGTCCAAGTACTATCAGTAAATAAACCGTCAGAATTTAAAGTGTAGTTTCCTGTGCCATTATAAGTAAACCATAAATTACCAATAGTGTTCTCTAATACAGTCGCTACTGGAGCACCAGCATCATAAGCAAGTGTATACATAGCTCCATCTCCCCAACTATTAGGAGTTGTTCCAGTTGCTATAAATGAAGTTCCTAAATCATTACTAAGAGCACCTACATTTGTAAAATCCATGCTTGCAGATTCTTGATTTATATAGTAAGTTCTTCCTATTGTTAGTTCTCCTGAATTGATACTATCTTCTGTTCCTGTTCCACTCTGAGTTAATAACGCAGTAAATACTTTATACGGTAAAGAAGCAGGTGTTGCTAAATTATTATCTAAGTAATCTATTAATTCTCCTAGTGAAATAAATAATCTATTTAATGCTACAGAGAAAAACTCATAATTAGCATTCTCACAAAAAATATCATATCCTCCACTTTTGATTTTACTACCATCTAAAAGTTTAAAGTATAGATAATTTTTATTATCAGATGAACTAGGGTCAATATCTTGAGGTGTAAAAACTTGATAACTAGTGTAAGAAAGAGGGTAGTTTGTAACATTACCAGTGCTTGTATCTTCTACTAATAAAAAATTCCCATCAATGTTTAAATTTATTTGTACAGCCATTTTATATATGTATTATTTTTTCTTTTTAAAAGGAACAAAGCCTTTTTTAGCTTCTTCTTTTTTCTCTATTTTTTTACCTTCACTTTTTTCGTGTTTCATCATTGCAGATTTAGAAGCATATTTTTCTCCTGTTTTTTTCTCTACAATCATTCCAGTTTTTTTTGTTGTTGCTACCTTTTTCATATTTTTCTTTTTATCTATGTTTTTTAAAATATTAACTTGAGTTTCATTGAATCTCATTACTTTGTGGTTTAATGATAATCCAGTGTCCATTATTTTTTACCTTTGTTTTGAGGCATAGATTTTTTAGGAAGTTCTTTAGGGCCATTACCCTTAACTTTAGATTTCCCAGCAACAGACAAAGCAATTGCTATAGCTTGAGCTTTTGATTTTCCGTGAGACATTTCTGTCTTAATATTTTTACCTACGTTTTGTTTTCCTTTTAATAGTGGCATAATTTTTATTTTTTATATGGAAATTTTTTATTTAAAGATTCTTTTCTTTTTTCACAAGGACTGCAATCTTTACCTTTATTCATTTTTTTAACCAATGGTTTAATCCCTGTATACTTAGTTATTTTTTCTATAGTATCTCCTAATCCTTTACTTTTAGCCATTATTTTTTCTTTTTAAATCTTTCTCCTACTCCTGAAGTTTTACCTTCTCTATATACTTTAGATTTTGGACTCCATAAATCGTGCATAGCCCAATAACCTGCTGTTAACTTAGATTGGTTTCCTTCTCCAGCGTGTCTTTGTTTGTATTGCTTTCTTGCTTCAGGACTATAATTAGAACTATATCCTTTAGCTCCATATCTCACTATTTTTTCTTGTCCTCCAGAGCAAGCTTTAACAACTCTTTTGTGCTTACCATCGTTAGCAGGTCTAGGTTTGTTGCAAGGCATATTTTTTTTATCTATCGGCATATGTATGTTATTTAAAACTTTTACTTATGTTTTGTATGGAATAGCATACTTTCATAATCTGTGCAAAGTTACATATTTTTTTGTATTATATTTGTTGTATAAAATCAAATTTAATATGCCTAGAATAGCTGGTAGAAGAAGAATGTATAAAAAGGGTGAGAGAAAATATACTACCCAAAAGAAAAAATTAGAGAAGAAGCCTGCGTACTTTTTTAGTGAGAAAGCATCTTCTTATTTAAAATATATGCGTGTAGTTAGAAAATACATACAAAAGAAACACGGTGTTAGTTTATCTGAGTTAGAGCTTATATTGTATCTATATGATGAAACAATATTTGATAAAAAAACATTTGAAGGATACGGAGTAATTCTTGGGTTTACTTCTTTAGATTGGTTTTCTAAATTAAAAGAAAGGGAGATAATTAAAGTTTGGAGAGATGAACCAGGATATAAAAGATTGTTTACTTTAACGCATAAATATAAACTTATGTGTAATAGTTTTTACAAACACCTAGAAGGTGAACCAATACCTACAAATGTAAATCAAAATCCACTATTTAAAAGTAATGCCTCTTTTAGTGAAAAGATGTATGCAAGACTTATAAAACAGATGAATGCAAAAAGAGAGGAAAAGAAACAAATCTAAACCTCTCTTTCAAATTCAAAAGAATAGTTATTATTCTGCTACAGCAACAGGCTCTTCTTCTGCAACAGGAGTTCTCATCTCTAATAAAAGGTCCAATGCAGTATTAACAACTGCTGAATCTTTTAAGTTAAACACTCCTTTTGTAGCAGCCATATTTAATGCTTGCTCAACTACTGTAATTGCTTGATCTAAATTCATTTTTTATTTATTTAATTGGTTAAAGTACGATTCTAATGTCATTCTCGCTAATGACTAGATATTTATTACCCTCTATTCTTATTTCACTTGCGTTGGTCCTATCATAATATATTTTATCTCCTATATTAATCCCATTTACCAAATCACCAGTTAAAAAAACATCTGCTAATTTATATCTTATTTCTCTATCGTTGGCCTCAGTTATTACTAATCCAACTTTGTTTTTTACCTCTTCTTTAATTGGAGATATAACTATTGTTCTTCGGAATGCTTTTGCCATTTGTTAAGCTCTTTTGTTTGTTATTGTTGCTTCAGTAGTAAGTAATATAGATGATACAGACACAGCATTCTCAATTGCGTTACGAACAACTTTAGTTGCATCAATAACTCCCATTTTAAACATATCCCCAAACTGCTCAGTTATTACATTATAACCATAACCTCTAGTCTCTGATTTCTCAATATTCTCATAAATACTTTGTGGGTTAACACCTGCATTTTTTAATATTTGATTTAACGGAGATGATAACGCGTATCTAACAGCGTAATATCCTTTCATATAATCTGAATCCATTTTAGGAGTTCTTAGAGACATTAATACATCCGCTAATGCTATTCCTCCTCCAGGTAAAATACCTTCTTCTAACGCAGCCTTTGTAGCTTTAATCGCATCATCAACTCTGTCTTTCTTCTCGTTCATCTCAACCTCGCTATTAGCTCCTACTTTTACTACTGCGATACCACCACATAATCTACCAAGTCTATCTTCGTAATGCCACAAATCTAATTTGTTCTCTGAGTTTTCAATGCTCTCTCTAACATTAGCAGTTCTAGCTTCAATATCATCAATGTATTTCTCTCTATCTGTGATTAAAATAGTTTGGTGTAAATCAGAGATACATTTAAATGCCTCTCCTAAATAAGATGCGTCTACAGTAGATAAATCATTTCCTGTTTCATCAGATGCAAGTGTAGCTCCTGTTAATGCACATAAGTCTTCTAAAAGTTCAAATCTTTTAATACCAAACCCTTCAGGTGATACTACATTTACTTTGATAACTCCTTTGGCTTTATTTACATTAAGAGTATTCATAACTCCATCATCTATATCAGAGATTATCAGAAGACTTCTCTTGTTTTGCATAGCAGCTTCACATAGTGGTAATATATCCTCAAGGCTTTTAATTTCTTGGTCAGATACAAATACTAATGGATTTTCTAATACACACTCTTGTTTTTGTTGGTTTGTAACTAAATATGGAGAGTTATATCCTTTTTTAATTTTAGTTCCATCAATAATATCTACATATGTTTTAGATGACATACTTTCTTCCATTGTAACAACACCATCTACACCAACTTTTAAATAAGCATCGGCAATAATATCTCCAAGCTCCGAATCATTGTTAGCTGAAATCCTAGCGACACTCTTAAGAGTTTTGTTATTAACTTTTTTACTTTGTTTTTTAAGGGCCTCAACAACGTCTTTTGAAGCAGCCTCCATACCTTTTTTAAACTGAGATATGTTTGTCTTTTCATCTATTAATGTAATTGCTTTATTTACAATACTTTGCGTTATTACTGCTGTTGTAGTAGTTCCATCTCCAGCATTATCAGCACTTCTATTTGATGCTTGTTTGATAATACTAGCACCAAGATTTTCCGTAGCATCTGAAAGCACGATAGATTTTGCAACAGTAACACCATCTTTTGATAGGTGTGGTAAACCTCTCTCATCTTCTATAGCAACATTTCTACCTGCTGCTCCTAGTGTAACTTTTACTGCATCTGCAACAATGTTAACACCATTAATAAGTTTTCTTTTGGCTTCGTCTCCAAATAAGATTTCTTTTTCAATCATAATTTTAATTTAATTTTATTTTTTTTATTCCCAAGTAAATTTAATGTTTAAAACAAAAAAGTATAAGTTTATTTCATTATAAGGGTATTCTTCGTCAGCCCAAAAAAAGTTAAAGCCAAATAGGCATAATTGTGGTGACATTTCAAGAGTTATTTCCATATTTAATTAAATTTGTTTTACATTGCAAATATATAATAATTATTTTAATATATTTGTCTTTCAATAACAATAAAATATAAATGAGCAATAAATTTGTAAAAAACTGTCAGATATTATTAAAATCTTTTCAAGAGACTGGAAATATAGAATACCTTCTTTACTTAGAGTCTGACTTACATGAATTTTTAGATGAGACAGTTGAAGATTACCTTGAAGAGAAAAATGATTCTTACATCGATGAAAACACAAGTTTTTCGTCTTGTTTTTATTTTCAATGGAATTCTGACTCTACTTTATAAAAACACACTAATACTATCCTTTCACCACTATCTATTTTCTTTGGGTATTTTGAATGAAAGTAATTTGAATCATACATAAGTAATCTGTTTGGTCTTGATGATATATAATCTAATCTGTTCCATTTACTCTCGTCATTACTATCATTTATTATTAAATCATCAAACTCTTCATCAGAACAATTCTCAGGTAGTTTAAGACCATAATCTTTATGTTCATAAAAACAAGTTCCATTATCAGTAACTCCTTCTGATTTATTTATATATAATACACACGCTATAGATGTTTTTTCTCCATTTATGATATTGTCTGCATGTATTCTTATATCTTCATCAAAACCATTGTATGCATTTCTGATAAATCCTAATACTGGGGAAAGTCCTTTAAACTTAAAATAGTCAGTTATATTCTCAGGTATGTTTAAAACTGAGAATTCTTTCTCACCTGCCTTTACAATTTGAAAATTATTGTTGTAGCAATAGTCTTGTAGTTCATTGAATACTTCTTGTGGTAAAAAATTATCTGTTACTTGTATCATTAATTACTTCCTTTGTAAACTTTAATTAAGTTGTTGTTTTTATCGTAAAGCTTATCTAGTTTAAACTTGTCGTCAATGTGATTTAATACAGCCTCAAGATTAGATGTGTTAAACACAAATTGGAATTTAGTAAAGTCCATATTCCTGTCTTTTGATTCTTGCATGTAGTACTCGTAAAACCAAGCTATATCATACTGGTTTTTATTACGCATTTCAATGTACCTCTCTTCCTGTGTTTTCATAGTTTTTTATTCAAATATATATTTAGTTAGTTCTTCCCATCTTTTGTTAACTGTATTTCTAGATACACCACTGTATTGACTCACACTTATCTTTGTTATCTTAAGACCAAGATTCTTTAATTTTGAGATTGACTCTTTCATCACAGACAACTTCTCATCTTTAAGACAACTATTCTTATTGATTACAAAGTGGTATTCATCTAAAGTAAACTCCTCCATATAATCCTCGTAATGTCTTTTCACAGTATTATAAGATATACCTGTTCTTCTTGCAAGGTCAGATATAGAACAAGAGCCTACCTCTTCTTTTATACTTATTATTGCATTCAATATTATTTTCTTTGTTTTATCCATCTTTAAACTATTTAAGCATCTAAGGCTCTCTTTTATTTTAGCATTCTTTATTACGGTGGATGCATCTTTACCCTCTATATCAAGACCATTTAACAACCCTCCTATATTTGCTTTCCACTCTATACTCTTTCTGGTCTTAATCTTATCAAATAAATCATTCTCAAAGTCACCATTAAACAATTCTGAGCATATCCTGTAAACATCTTCATCTAATAAATACACCCCGTGAGTTTTCATAGTATCGTGCAATACATTTAAACCACAGAATACAAAGTCATCTTCAACCATTCCTGGATTCAAGTACATCAACTTATAAATGTATATCCTAAAGTTGTACAAAGCCACATCCCTAGAAGTAACTATGTTTACATACCTAGCGTCTACACACTCGTATTTTTCCTCCCACACATATAAGTAATCAAACTCTACCCTATGAGAACTCTCGCTAAGTATACTGAACTTTATCATCTCTGCAAATATACATAAAATAAATAACACTTACAAGTAACTGTATACATAAATACCATATATATAAAAATGTATACACTTTGCAATCACTTCTATTATAACCTACCTATTGATAGGGTGTGCACATTTTTTTAAAACCTTAGATGTCTATAGTATTTTATTGGTGTTAGATGTCTATAGTATTTTGGTTATACCTCAGATCTACGCAAACTGTCATTTCATCAAAACGATTTTTTTTTCACCCCCTACCTTAATACATTACAATTTCAATTTCAAATTTTTGCCTTTTTATACCTATATATATAATCACGTTTCAAATACCTATTTTTAATTTTACCTATCTTTTTTGTGATGATTATTTTATGATTTTGTCAAATGGTTACATTAATTGGTTTATCCCTATCAAACATTTTCAATTGAATTAAATTTTAATACTACCTATTTTCGATAAATTTACCTTTGTTTTATACCTTGATTTTTAGACGTTTCAACCTTATTAATACATTAATATATTATCGGCTTTCCTTAGTGAATTAAATTGACTTTTTTAGTTAATGAAATGTTAAAGTTATGTTAAAGTTATCTTAAAAAATTAACATATTAATCAAAACATAACCTTTGCGAAGCCCAGTAAAATGGCTTCAAATGTTAAATTTTTCTTAAAGTTTCAAAAAAAACTTGACTTTTGCTTTTTTACAAACATATATTTGCACCGTTCAAATGATGAACACGAAAAAAATAATATAAACAATTTAATAGGTTGTGTCTTACCACAAAAATCAAAATGAAAGCAAATGCAAAAAATTTAGTAGTAGTTAGTAAAGAAACTCAAAAAGAATTGGCAAAGCCATTCAAAAGATTAACGCCTAAAGAAACGGCAAAGGCGACTAGTAGAAAAGTAAGTCAAGCAAAAACGCCTAATGTAGTAAAGGCAAAAGCCGAACCAAAAGCAAAGCAAAAAAGTTATCACAACGCATTATTAGAGTGCAACAAATTAGATAAAGCCGAAAATTTCAGTTTATCGGGTGCATTAAACCGATTAAAAAAGCAAATTTTTGATAATGTAGACTACAAAGGCATTAACCCTGATGTTTTAAATAGTGCCTTAACTTTCGATAATTTATTAGCAAATGTTAACCCTAAATGTATAGAAAAACAAAGGTTTACAGTTTACGCCTTAGGTTTAGCCGTTAACAAATACCTTAAAAACGCCTTAAAATAGGCGTTTGAACCTTATAATTAACCTTTGTTAGCTTATTTTAGATAAGCGTAAAAGTCGGACTTTTGCAAAGGTTCAAATGTAGCTTATTTTAGCTATAAAAAGCCCTTATTTTAGGTGCTTGTGTCTTAATTACTTTGTGCTTATTTTAGTACGTGATTAATTCTATTCTTTGAAATACTGATAACAAACCATTAACAAAAGTTTGACAAACTAATGTTTTATGCAAAGGTAGTTTAAGCCTTAGACGTTTGCAACGTCTTAAAATTACGTTGTGTTTTATTGGTATACATAACAGGGTTAAATAGGTATAATGTACCAAAGTTAACACACAAGGGAACGCAAAACTTATTTTGTTTATGCGTGGGCGTCCTTTGTAGTAAAAAAGCCAAAAGTCGAGAGGGCAAAAAAATGTATACCTATTCAGTAGGTACAAAGATAAATTATAGTTAACACGTATCTAATAAAATAGGTACGTGTTGGCTTTATTATAGGTATGTGCAAAAATCTTTTATAGATAGGCGTATTCTGTTGGTTCGAGTCCGACCATACCACAACTATAAAAATAGTTAATTAAAATAATATAAACAAGAGCTGGCAACGGTTCACAATCATCAAAGTTATGCGAAAAAGAATTGCAACAAAGGTAAACGTGTATTCTATAGGCGAAGATATGCGTAAAAAAGAAGAGAGAAGAAGAGAGGTAATGACCTTACTACTACTGGACATCTGTAATAGGGATAATGTACCTATGCGAGAGGCAAAGACAACACTAAAAAACGAGGTTAAATGGTCATTAATGGCTAAAGAAGTACAAGCGTTAAACGTATAATCAAAAATAACATAAAAATGAGAACAACTCTAAACACCATTGTAGCTTTTATAGGATTATTAGCTAACAATAACACGACTTTTATAGTAGCAGTAGTATGCTTAGTGTTAATCAATATCGTGCCTTTATTTGCACCTAAAAACGACTAAGATGAACTACGAAACTACACAAGATTTTTTAAACCAATTAGACAGGTTAACTTTTATAAAGTACGACAACAAAACTCTGTATACATTAGAGGGATTTGAGATTAGTTATTCGCTTGAATTAATAGGCGTATCAATGCCTAGTATGCCAATACAATTTCTACTTAAAGTAAGGAAAGATAATGTTCACGTTACTACTTGGGGATGCGATGGTAATGAAAGCGTAGTATTGTCAGTAAAGTGGTGGCAAAAAAAGGAATGGGAAGTATATTTAGCTGAAAGTGAGTTTGCTTCAGAGATAAAAAAATCATTAAAAAAAGAATTTGAAAACCTAACTAAAACTACAATCTAATTATGGAAAGAGTGACTGAAATTGTACTTGAAGGTACACAAAGAAGATTAGAGCAAGATATATTAAAGTACAATCCAAAGGTAATTGACTTTAAATGCGAGTATGAAATTAAAGGAGATTACATATTTATAATTGGATATTCAAAATTGCTCAATGAATATGGGGATTTAGGTATATATAGAATGATTTGCGTAAGTATATACGGAGAAAAACTATACGAAGATGGAAACGTGATTGATTATGCTTCAATGTACGGTGTTGACAAAGTTATAGAAAGAACAAAGGGATATTTTAACCATTATTCAAAAAGATTAAACCAATTATAATTATGAAAGATATAACACATTACTCAGACCAAGAATTAAGCCTTATGTTTCTAAATGATGAATTCTTATATAGAGAATTGATGAGGGCTATTAGAAGAGCCGACTTCACTATTGTAAAAGAATTGTGTGATGAATACTTCATCTACTCGGAAGATCAATTAGAGGACTTAATAGATACGTTTAACGATGAATTAATAGAGTACGAACAAGAATAATTAACAAGCAATAAAATAATATAATCAAATAGGTTGTGGCTTACCACTAAAGAAACAATGAAATTTAAAATAGACAGACCAATAAATGGGTCTTACACACTAAAGATAACGCACGAAGAAACTGATGATTTCTCTTGGGTAAAAAAATATGGCGAAAGAACAATAGAAAAAGAAAGATTAGATTTTATAAGGATTGATGACCAAGTAATCAAAGGTTGGATTGATGATGATGGAGTTGGTCATAGAACAAGAATAGAAACTAATGAAATAATAGAAGTAAATACGCTTGAGGAATTATATGCCATCACTAAAGAAAATGGAGGTCAAATAGTAGTTAGTACTAATAGATGGAGAAAAGATTTAGATGGTTGGATAGAAATTTACGATGATTATAGAGAGTAGTAACAATTAAATAAAATAAAATAAAATGAACAAAATAATTGTAGATTTTATAAACGAGCAAGAGTGCGTTTATATTGTTGAGACAGAAGATATGGTTTTAGATTCATTAGAGCCTGAAATCGGTAGAGAAGTGATAGGTACAAGTAACAAGGGAGTAGTTTACGAGTATATGTATCAATACGGAATAGAAAAGTGGAGAGACATTGAGAATTATTCTTTAGTATCAATAGTTGATTGCTATAGTTCTGAAAGAGGAGGAGAAGAACGTAGCAAAATTATATGCGTATTCGACTGCAAAACATTAGAGAGTACAAAAGTAGATTTAGAAATATATTAA